TTGAGCAATTCTTCGGGACTCAACCGCAATAACGGTGTGGACTATCGCCACAACGGCTCGTATATCTCCACCACTGCGCGATCCGTGGAACTGTTTGGCAGCAAACTGTACGCAAACTCCCTGCACATCAACTGCGACAGTGATACTCCTAAATTCTACGCAAAAATTGCGGTTCCAATTTTCGGTGGCATGAACACTGCCAGCGGCGGAAGTGCGTGTTTCACGGCATTTGAAGACAACACTCTCGGAAACTACTGGAGTACATTCCCCACGGCAAAGATGTTTATCACGGAGCAGGGATCTGCCACCGCTCGTGAAATCGGGTACATAAACTATGTGAAGGATGCTGGTTCTGTTCCTGCCACCGAGTTGATTGGAGCCACTGCGGGAGCAGGTTTGAGTTCCGCAGGAAGTGCCGCTGCCACCGATTTCAGGTATTACGATGTGTTCGGGTGGAGACTGTCAAACGATAGCACGGCTGTCACAGAATCTCTAAAGTACATGACCAAAGCCGATGTTCAACTTGGCATCACTGCAAATAACAGTAATGCGGGTGGAACATTTGCTATGGTGTTTTACAAAGACGCAGCAGCAACAGGTATTTCTGCTGAATATGTTGTGGGCAAGAACGCGGTATTGGTTAGCGGATTCAACGGCGTTCGGCAAGGCTACATCAACATGAGTAATGCCACAAACGGATTGTCTGCCGCACCGCAGTTCGTGAATCTGTTTCAGTCTGGCGGCGGCAATTGTCTTCCGTATGTGTACATGAACAACACTGCAAACGCACTGTCGGTGTATGACGCATCTGCTGTGGTGGTTGAAAAAGCCTTGATCATTACAAACGGCGGAAATCTTGCTGTGGATGTTCGTGGAAACTCGGATTTCAGTATTGGAGATTTGAACACAAGTATCATTCAGAACAACGCAAATCCAGCAAATGTGTCCACATCAGGTATTTACAGCAATTTTGCGGGTGCGCTTTGTGTTCGCAATTACGGACTTATTGCACTGTCTCTGATTGATAACTGCCGAGCCAATATTGGATCGGTGTTTGCGAAGCATCCGCTTCACGGAGATCCTGCTATTAATGATTCCAATACATCTATTACCCTTGAAACTGTTCGTGCAAACCACAATTCCAATATCCGATTGGGTGGGGTGTACAGTGTTGGTGTTCCTGGAAACACTACAGTGGGAACGGCTCTGTTTACCTCAAGAATGGGTAATCTGTACGGTACACACAACGGAACATCTGAAGCGTTCGTACACGCTAAAAACGGCAGTCGAATTATGCTATACTTCGTTGGAGATCCTGAAGGCATATTTGCGTTTGACGGTGGAACCGCTGATTTCAAAATTCCTGCAAGCGGTAGTCCACCAAAATACAATATTACCAAGGCAGTTGGTGACGGAACTGTGCATTTACAATCTGCATTGCAGACAGCCACTACTGCTTCGTGGGCGGATAGCACTGTGAAAACCCGAGTGGTGCATGACACACGGGCAACTCCCACGATTCTGACTCGTTCAAGCAATTTCTTGTACAATCGCGCAACAGGAAACAACCGTGCTTGGAGGGGAGCGTTCCCGACTTCACCTGGATTCACCACATCAGGACTCAACATTGGAAACGCAGACGGCAGCCAACCAAACGCACCAGGCTTGACCTACACATCAATTGTGTCAAACTACGGAAAAACAATTCTAGGCAGTTGAATCTAATTCAAACTGAAGCACCACTAACAGGCAACACATGAACAAGAAACTCATAGTTCTAGGATCAAACGGAGAAGTTGCGCGAGAAGTATACGGATACGACTCGTCCGCCTTCTCACCGTCCGCGTTTTCTAGTGCTGAAACTCCGCTGATTGCGGACAGTGATCTGCGTGGTCTTGACACCTTTCGCGCCTTTTTGCAGCCAGACGGCTCCACCGCAAATCGGTTGGTGTCGGTCAATCCTGCAACGGAACAGATTCTGAACGGAGCCATAACAGGCACATTCAATATCAACGAACAGGTGGTGCAGTCGCAATATATTCCTGTGCTTGTCAATGGTCTTGCACTTAACGGAATTAGTGCTGCGGAATATCTTCCCACCATCGGAACCATTGGACTCACGGGAACGGAACTTGGAAATCGGTCTTTGCAGTGCAAGGGATCGTATCTTGACACAGATACAAAGGCAGCAGGCGTTCAGTTGCCTGCTTTCACCACAACAAGTATGCCGTATTTCTGCTTGTCGGGATTCATGTATCTGGAGAGCGAACCGACCACTGCATACGATCCCATCATCGTGACTCGTAGTGCAGACGGAAAAACGAACAGCACCAATGACTCATTCCGATTGGAATACGACACAAGCAGCAAGCAGTTGCAGTTCCATTTCTCTCCTGCTCCTTATAGCAGCGCGGGGTATCAGACCATCGTAAATGTGTGTCCTGCCAACGGGGTCACACTAAATCAGTGGCATCAGTTTGCGATTGCGTACTCAAATCAGGGATCTTCTGCTTCGGTTTCCACCTATTGGAACGGAACACGAAACGCTGTTGCAAGCGGATTCACAGGAAACATCCGAAACAGCACGGGCTATTTCATGGTTGGCAGCGGTGCTTCGGGAGACAAGCCTCTCAAGGGATGGCTTGAACACATCATGGTCAGCATGGGTGGAGTTACCCTTGCCCTGCGTGAATTCACCCACGGCGCAACTGCACCCGTTGAACCCATTCAGTTTGCAGGAGACTACACTGTATACAGCATGACGATGAACGGTCCTCTCGGGAGCAGTCTGTTCCCGTGCCTAAGCACCAAGCGTATCGTGTCGGCGGTTAGTTTCACTGATCCCCTTGGTGGTAGACTCGGTGTAGCCAACCTTACACGCGAAAACACATCGGTTCACGGCGTTACTCTGTTTTCGGGAGTTGACGGTGGACACACCGCATCAGGCGGCAGCGCAGGATACCTGTTTGGCTACGACAGTGGTGCGTGCATGGTGGTTTACGGAGTCACTTCCACAGTGGCTGCGCTCACAGACGCACAAAAGGTAAAGGGCTGCTTGGTGGATCACACCATTGCGTACTTGGTTGGATCTACTGCCATGCGTGGAACCTGTGGAGCATCAGGCGATTTTAAGAACTTGTTTGGTGGTCCGTCTGCGTCATTCTCTGGCAGAACATTCTCGTTCTTGCCCACAATCTCTAATGTGAGTGTGTTGCGTAGCATCTACGACAACATTATTGTTAGTGGCAGCACGGCTACCTACACACTGTCGGACTTTGAAGGAAATATGTACACCTTCTCCACTGGCGGAGTGAAAAATCTGTATGCCGATGTGATCAGATATCAGACGGCTGCGTTCATACAGGGAACAAACCTTCGTAATAGTATTGCAGGAACCACACTAACATCCAACCTATATCAGTTGAACGGCTTCTCTGCCGAAGGATTGGTGAACAAACTTGCTCCTGCTCTTACAACAAACGGTTTCCTGTATCTAACAGGCAAGGCAAAGGCAACGAAGAAGACCAATACACCCGAAACACAGAATACCGTAAATCCCAAGGGAATTGAGGCGTTTGGAGAACTGTGATGAAACTCATACATTATGGAACAGGTGGAGAAGTTCAGATAAACGACAACAAGTATCGTTTTGAGGATTTCTTAAAGGTTGAGCCACGGTACTCTGCCCCACACGGATTCCATACTCGGGTGTACGAGCGCGGGGTCAAGCACTACATCACGGACGGGCATAATCTGCTGTACTTGCCGTCCACCGATGCGGAATGTGACCGTATCTGCAACCGTGAGGGGGAACTGGCTCGTCTTGTTGCTAGACTAGAATCCGAACGGGAGTAGCCCCGCCGTCTTCTAAATAAAGGTAAAGGAGAACGGAATGGCGCATCCCCGCACACGACAAGAACTAAAAGATTACTGCCTGCGCTCACTGGGCGCACCTGTAATTGAAATCAATGTGGACGACCAGCAGGTGGAAGACCGCATTGACGAGGCTTTGCGCTATTTCATTGACTGGAATTCCTTTGCAAGCGAGAAGCGGTACTACAAGTATCAGGTTACCGCACAGGACAAGACCAACGGATACATCAATACCGATTCTATTGCTGCGGACGGCGAAAAAATCATCTCCATCAGCCGTGTGTTTCAGGTGGGCTTTAATCTACAGTTGAACAATGTGTTCAATGTGCGCTATCAGATGGCACTGAACGACTTTTACGGTCTGCGTACAGGACAGATGAACCTGAACTTCTTCGTGTCTACCATGCAGTACATTGAGATGTTGCAGCAACTGCTTGATCCCGAGAAGCAGACGCAGTTCAGCCGCTACGCCAACAAACTCACCATCCACATGAACTGGCAGGATTTTGTCACGGGGCAGTTCCTGCTCATTGAAGCGTACACATCGCTTGATCCCGACACATACAGTGAAATTTATGATGACCCGATGCTAAAAAAGTACGCAACGGCACTAATCAAAAGGCAGTGGGGTGCTAACCTCTCCAAGTTTGAGGGCATCCCGCTGCCAGGAAACATTACATTCAATGGGCAGCGCATCTATCAGGAAGCCTTGGAAGAAATCACCAAGATTGAAGAAGATGTGCTGCTCAAATATCAGGAACCGCCTGACTTCATTACAGGATAAGCATGACAGTAAACCCGTATTTTCGCAGGAACAAAAAGGGTGAGCAGACCCTGATTGAATCGCTCACGACCGAGGCTATAAAAATCCACGGTCACGAGATGATCTATTTGCCACGCGAGAAGGTCACGGAAGATACTATTCTTGGTGAAGAGATTTCTCAGTTCGTGGATTCGAGCCGCATCGAAATGTATTTGGAAAATGCCGAAGGCTATGAGGGCGATTCTGAAATGAGCCGCTTTGGTTTGGATGTCAAAGACTCAGCCACATTCATTGTGTCCCGCAAGCGGTTCATGGATGTCATGGGCTACCATGATGACATTCGCAGGCTTGGTCGTCCACGCGAAGGCGACATCATCTTCTTCGACTATCCGTATTCCATGTTTGAAATTAAGTTTGTGAAGCACGACAACCCGTTCTATCCAGGCGGCGACCGCTACTCTTTCAAGTTGAGTTGCGAAGTGTTCAAGTACAACCACGAAAAGATGAACACGGGCGAGACAGAGATGGACAAGATTATGAACACTACCTCTTCGTATTTGGTAGGACTCACCCTTGGTAGCGGCAGCGGTGTGTACACGCTTGGCGAAGAGGTGTATACAGGAACGCTTTCACTCAAGAAGGCTTATGGAAATGTGAACACCTACACCAGCCCAGTGCTTGGCTCCAAGAGCGTGCTTGTGAATCTCCGCGAGGGCGTGTTCCAAGTGGGCGATGTCTTGACGGGTACTCTAACAGGAGTTACTTATCCCATCACGGGCGTGTACGACACAACCATTCGCGCAGGACACCAAGATCAACAGGACAACGAGCAGTTGGATCTAGAGCAGAAGCGGGACAACATCTTTGATTTCACTGATGCTGATCCGTTCTCGGAGGGTAACTACTAATGTTTACCCGATTCTACAACGGCTCCATTCGGCGCATGGTGGTGGCTTTTGGTTCGCTGTTCAACCAAATCTACATTGACCGCACAGAAAGCGATGGGCAAAAGACCCTGCTTGTTCCTATTTCGTATGCTCCAAAAGAGAAGTATAAAGTGCGGCTTGCGGGTGATCCATACCTGAACAATCCCAATCAGATTACCCTTCCGCGCATAGCGTTTGAAATTACTGGATACGCTTATGACGCAAATCGCAAGCGCAACAGCGTGACTCGTCACATGATTCTTCCGACCACAGGGAATCCAAGCGGTGTGGACTACACCCACGCAGAGGTTCCATACAACATTGACTTTGGACTATATGTGTATGTGCGAAACATGGACGATGGATTGCGTATCATTGAGCAAATTCTGCCGTTCTTTACTCCTGAATTCGTGGTCACTGTGAACTTTGACGACATCAACAAAAAGGTTGATGTTCCCATCTATCTTAATTCGGTTTCCACCGAAGAAGATTATGAAGGTGATTTTGAGAGCCGTCGCAGCATTGTGTTCACCTTGAACTTCACGATGAAGACCTATCTGTTTGGTCCATCCAAGAACTACAAAGAGATTCGTGTGGTGCAGGCAGGGTTGTGGAATTACGATGTGTTTGGTGATTCGTTTGTGGGTGGCATTACCTACAATCCAGGAAACACTACAGACAAACCCAGTTATGTTCTTGTCATTGACGGCATCACTGGTCCAAGTGGGGCGAGTTCCAATGCAAACAACTACACCCCATACGCGAAAGTGTATCAGCCGCAGTCAGGTGGAGGCTCTACATACTCGGCAAGAATGGCATCGGGTGGAATAACTGTGGACTGGAATATTTAAGGAGTAGACCATGAGTGGGTTTGATAGCATTGAAAAGGCTCTGGGAGCAGAGCCTGTGAAACCACCTGTTGTGATTCCTCCCCATGCAGTTCTTGCCAAGGTTGATCCTGTTCCTCTCACAGACGAGAAACTAGAAAAGGATCTCAAAACCGACTACGATGTGGTGCGCGAGAACCTGAAAGAACTCGTGAACATGGGTAAGAACGCGCTAGACGGCGTGATTGCGGTAGCCCAAGAAGGCGACTCGCCACGGGCTTATGAAGTTGTAGCCCAAATGATCAAGACGCTTTCTGAAACCAATCGGGAACTCATGGATCTGCACAACCGCGTGAAGACCATCCGCAAGGTGGATCAGAGCGTGACGAACAACAGCACCACCAATCAGTCCATCTATGTGGGTTCCACGAAAGAACTTCAGGACATTATCAATTCGGCGCGTTCTTCCACCAAGGCGTTTGACAACCGCCCTGATGTGCGCGATATCATAGCGGAGGACAAGACGAGTGAGTAACAAGAGCAACAAATATCTTGGAAACTCCAACCTGAAGGCAGCGGGTGTGAATGTCAACTTCTCACCCGAGCAGATTGAAGAGTATGTGAAATGCTCTCAAGACCCCATGTACTTCATCCGAAATTATGTGAAGATCGTGTCACTGGACAAGGGCTTGGTTCCGTTTGAGCCGTATGACTTCCAAGAGGACATGATTGAAGCCATTCACAAGAATCGCTTCGTGATTGGTAAACTGCCCCGTCAGACAGGCAAGTCCACCACAATCATTTCGTATCTACTACACTATGTGCTGTTCAACCAAAGCATGAGCGTGGCTATCCTAGCCAACAAACTGAATACCGCCCGCGAACTGCTGGGTCGCCTTAAACTAGCCTATGAGTACCTGCCCATGTGGTTGCAGCAGGGCGTGGTGGAGTGGAACAAGGGATCAATCGTACTGGAGAACGGCTCCAAGATTCTTGCGTCAGCCACCTCTTCGTCTGCGGTGCGTGGCGGATCGTTCAACTACATCTTTCTTGACGAGTTTGCGTATGTGCCACAGAATGTGGCAGAAGAGTTTTTCTCGTCCGTGTATCCAACCATTACTAGCGGTCAAAGCACCAAGGTCACAATCATCTCCACGCCCAAGGGCTTGAATATGTTCTACCGCTTCTGGGTGAACGCCAACAAGAAGCCTGGTGAAGAAGGCAAGAACGAGTACTATCCCGTGGAAGTCCACTGGAGCGATGTGCCTGGTCGTGACGAAGCGTGGAAAAAGCAGACCATTTCCAATACTTCAGCAGAGCAGTTCCGCACCGAGTTTGAGTGTCAATTTCTTGGCTCCATGCACACACTGGTGCATCCTGAAAAAATCAAGTGCATGGTGTACCGCACTCCTGAATATTTCAACAACGAGGGGCTGCGCGTGTACCAACGCCCCCTGCCCGACCACAAGTATGTCACGGTGGTGGACACGGCGCGGGGACAGGGACTCGACTACCACGCCTACTCCGTGATTGATGTCACGGCTATTCCGTATCGGGTGGTGGCTACTTTCCGCAACAACGAAATGCCGCCCATGTTGTACCCCAATGCCATCTATCCTATTCTGCGGCAGTACAACAATGCGTACTGCTTGGTGGAGGTGAACGACATTGGCGGTCAGGTAGCGGACATTCTGCATGATGATCTGGAATACGACAATGTGATCTATGTGTCCATGCAGGGACGCAAGGGTCAAGTGGTGAATGGTGGCTTCGGCGGCAAGGGGTCTTCCATGAAGGGTGTCAAGACCTCCACGGCTGTAAAGCGCATCGGCTGCTCCATTCTGAAGAATCTGGTTGAAGACACCAAACTTATTGTGGAAGACTTCAACACGGTGGACGAGTTCTGCTCGTTTGTTGCGAAGGGCGACTCGTTTGAAGCGGAAGACAACCACCACGATGACTTGGTGATGACGCTCGTGCTGTTTGGTTGGTTGACCACCCAAGCCTATTTCAAGCAAATTACAGGCAGTGATATCCGTAAAGACCTGTACGAAGATCAAATGAAAAATTTGGAAGAAGAAATGACCCCTTTTGGCTTTGTGGATGATGGTGTTGTGGACAATATCGTGGTGGACGGAAACGGCACAACATGGAAGGGCGGAAAAGATGAAAACATAGATATGGGGTGGAGTTTCTGATACACAAAACCGTATGTGAATCCTTCAAAATAATACATACACTAGAAGCGCAGTCACCCAAAGCAATGACTTCTTCACGAAGGAGAACCGAAAATGGCATTTAGAGTAAGCCCTGGCGTAAGCATCAAAGAAATCGACCTGACCACCGTTGTCCCCGCAGTTGCAACCACCCCTGGTGGTTTTGCTGGCTACTTTCACTGGGGACCAGTGGATCAGATCGTCACGGTTACACAGCAGACGGAACTTGCCAACATCTTTGGCAAGCCATCCAACACCAACTATGTGGACTTCTTCACAGCAGGCAACTTCCTGAACTACGGAAACCGTTGTCAGGTGGTTCGCGTTGTGGGAAGCAGTGCAAAGAATGCATCGGTTACAGGTACTGGTGGCTTCCAGGCTGCACTCACAATCAATAACGATGTGGCTTTTGGTGCTAGCGCAGGTCTTTCTGCGTCTACTCCAGCAGCAAACGGAATTCTTTTTGCATCAAAGTATCCTGGAATTCTTGGTAACTCCATCAAGGTTGTTACTACCAATGGAACGGGACTCACGGGTGCATCTCTTGCATATGCTGCTGCTCAGGGTGCGACATATTTGGATATGTACACCACTGGTCAGTCGCAGGTTCGCTATTTCGCAGTAAACGACGATATTATCTTTTCTGACGGCACAGTTGTTTCCGTTAGCGGTATTCAAAGCGGAACGACTGCTAGTGCCACTCTCACGGGAAGAACAGCATCATACAATGATTTCATTGGTGGTGTAACAAGCGGCATCAGTGCAAGCGGTGCGTGTGGTTCTGGTCAACCCTTTGTTCGTCTGTTGATCAACGGTCTTCTTCCCAAGGCACAAGCAATTGGAAACACATTCAACATCAAGAGTGCATACGCCAAGTACATTGGTTCTAACGCAACAACCACTCCGTATGCTTTCGATGCGGGTGGAACCGCCGATCTTGTAAACATTCTTGTGCTTGACAAGGATGGTCAGTGGACAGGAACGGTGAACGGTCTTCTTGAGAAGTACGAAGGCTTGTCACGCGCTACCGATGCTCGTACTTATGACGGCGCATCGAATTATTACCGCACAGTTATCAACGACAAGTCCAAGTATGTTTGGGCATTGCAGGCTGATCTCGGAGGAAACAATGGTGGAGCAGGATATCCTGCAACAACTACGAGTTGGACTGCCATCAATTCAGGAACTCTTGTTGGCGATAAAATAAACTCGCTTGGTCTGACGGGTGCTGTTGATTCTGTCCCAACGGATTCGGATCGTTGGTCTACAGGATGGAGCAAGTTTGCTGATGCTGATACGGTTGATGTTTCTCTTCTGCCAGTGGGCAACGCTTCCGCTACTCTTGCACAGTTGATCGTGCAGAATGTGTGTGAAAAGCGTCTTGACTGCATAGCGTTTATCTCTCCCGCGCAGACGGATGTAGAAAACAAACTGCCGTATGAAGCCCTGAACAACATCAAGGCTTTCCGCGACAGCACTTTCAACATCAATTCGTCTTACGCAGTTATCGACAGCGGTTGGAAGTACCAACTTGATACCTACAACAACCTGCTTCGTCTGCTCCCACTGAATCCAGACACCGCAGGACTCGTTGCTCGTACCGAGTTTACCAACGAGGCTTGGTTCTCACCCGCAGGCTTTAACCGTGGTCAGATCAAGAATGTGGTCAAGTTGGCGTACAATGCTTCGCAGGAAGCGCATCGTGATGAGTTGTATACTCGTCAAGTGAATCCTGTGGTTTCGTTCCCTGGACAGGGCGTAATCCTGTTCGGAGACAAGACCATGCAGACTCGTCCATCTGCATTCGACCGCATCAATGTTCGCCGTCTGTTCATCGTTCTTGAGAAGGCAATTGCCACGGCTTCCAAGTTCTTCTTGTTCGAGCAGAACGATTCGTTCACTCGCGCACAGTTCAAGAATCTTGTGGTTCCGTTCCTCAAGACGGTTCAGCAGCGTCGCGGCATCACCGACTTCAAGGTGGTATGCGATGAAACCAACAATACAGGTGAAGTAATTGATCGCAACGAATTTGTGGCTGACATCTTTGTCAAGCCAACCCGTAGCATCAACTACATCTCCCTGAACTTTGTTGCCACAAAGACAGGCGTAAACTTCACCGAAGTCGGGGCTTAAAGCCTAAATAAAACTAAGGAGTAATCCATGCCAGTAAATCCAGTAAACAACATTTCGGGATTCGTAAACGCCTTCTCTGGTGGTGGTGTTCGCACCAATCTGTTCATGGTCACGGGAAACATCCCTGACTATAACAACAACATCGCAATTTCTTTCTTGGTCAAGGCAGCACAGATTCCCGCTTCCTCGCTTGGAACAATTGAGGTTCCTTATCGTGGTCGCCGCATCAAACTGCCAGGCGACCGTACCTTTCAGGACTGGAGCATCACGGTCATGTCTGATGCCAACCTGAGTCTGCGTTCGGCTTTTGAAAGTTGGAGTAATTATTTCAATCAGCACATTGCCAATGTCACCGAAACCACCTTTATGCAGAAGATGCCTACTTGGTCGGTGACACAGTTGTATCGTGATGGTGAAGCCGTCCGTACATACAACTTCATTGGGTGCTTCCCGAGCGAAGTTGGTGCGATTGATCTATCCTACGAAAACAACGATCAGATTGCAGAATTTCCTGTGACTCTGAACTACTCTTGGTGGGAGGCTGCTCCAGGTGCTGCTGTTCCTGCTACTGGATCGCCGTTCGGTGTTGGACTTCAGAATCCTGATACCGTCATCGGCACAGGCTTCTGATACTCTCTTTTTGACAGGATTCTTTATTTATGGCTATCAATCTATTCGGCTTTAGTATTTCCAAACAAGAAAAGGAGACTTCTAAGGAGGAAACTCCAAAGAAGTCTCTTTCTTTTGTTGCACCAGACAATGATGACGGTGCAATTCCGATGGAAGTGGGTGGCTACTTTGGAGCCGCTGTTGACTTTGATGGCGCAATCAAGACTGATCTTGACCTGATCCGCAAGTATCGGGACATGGCAATCCATCCTGAAGTGGAGTCTGCCATTTCCGATATCTGCAATGAAGCCATTGTCTACGATGACACCTTTACCACCGTGAAAGTTGATACCACGAATCTCAAGCAGTCCAAGTCCATCAAGGACAAGGTTGAGGGCGAGTTTGATGAAATTCTAAAACTCCTGAACTTCTCGCGCCGTGGCTACGAGATTTTCCGCAAGTGGTATGTGGACGGTCGCCTGTACTACCACATCATTATTGACGACAAGAACAAGAAAAAGGGCATTCAGGAGTTGCGCCCTATTGATCCTGTGAAGATCCGCAAGATTCGCAAGATCCACAAGAAGCCCATGTCGCAGCAGGCTCCACAGGGCGCACAGGTGGTGACTTCGGTGGAAGAGTTCTATGTGTACAGCGAACAGGAGCCAGGCTCCACCGCGCTGTCAATGGAAGGGCTGAAGATTCAGCCAGACTCCATCTGCTTTGTACACAGCGGTCTGTTTGACGGCTATCGCAAGAAAGTGATTGGCTATCTGCACAAGGCTATCAAGGCTCTAAACCAACTCCGCATGATTGAGGACGCAGTGGTGATCTACCGCATCACCCGCGCTCCCGAGCGGCGCGTGTTCTATGTGGATGTCGGAAACCTGCCCAAGCAAAAGGCTGAAGAGTATGTGCGCGGACTCATGCAGAAGTACCGCAACAAACTCATGTACGATCCACAGACAGGTGAACTTGCAGATTCACGCAAGCACCTGTCCATGCTTGAGGACTTCTGGATGCCTCGCCGTGAAGGCGGTCGCGGCACAGAGATCACCACGCTGGAAGGCGGACAGAATCTTTCGGAAATGGATGATGTCAAGTATTTCCAAAAGAAACTGTTCCAAGCCCTCAATGTTCCTGTGTCCCGTCTTGAAGAAGGCACAGGCTTCAACATGGGTCGCTCGTCCGAGATTTCACGCGATGAAGTGAAATTCTTCAAGTTCATTGAACGCCTTCGTATGAAGTTCTCTGAAGTATTCCTTGAACTGCTGCGTGTGCAGTTGGTTCTCAAGGGCGTGATCCGTGAAGACGAATGGGAAGAGATTGAGTCCAGAATTGCTTTCAAGTTTGCCAAGGACTCGCACTTCTCTGAACTCAAGGAAAGTGAAATTCTCAAGGATCGTCTTGCCAGCGCACGCGATGCAGAAGACTTTGTGGGCAAGTACTACTCCCGTGAGTGGGTGCGTAAGAGCATTCTGCGTCAGACCGAGGACGATGTGGAGCAGATTGATAAGCAGATCAAGGAAGAGCAGGCAGCAGGAATTATTGCGCCTCCTGAAGCCGCTGCTGGCGTTGCCCCTGAAGGCGAACCTGCCCCTGCACCCGCGCCTACACCCGCTCCACAAGGCGGTGAGCAGCCACAGATCACCATTGGTGAGATTGTTCCCGATGACGAACAAGGCTACAACGCCTAAAGGTGTACACCATGATTCAATCATTTGAAGAATTCAAGACCGCTGTGATTACTTCCCTGCAAAACAAGGTGGCAGAGCGCATCTCTCAAGAGCGGGAATATATTTCAAACAGTCTGCTACAGGGAGAAATTGCAGACTCTGGCGCATCCGAAACCCAGTCAAACGCAGCCGAGAACTAAATAATTGGTCGTAAAGGAGACAGCACATGGACACAAACAAACAGATCGCAAAAGCAATGCTAAACAAGAACTTCGTGGAAGCGAAGGAACTTGTTTTCAAGTCCTTGTACGCCAAGGCTTCGCTTGCTATGGACGAGGCTCGTTACGATGTGGCTAACAGCGTGTTCAACGAAGCCAAGACCGCTCCTGACACTGGCGTTCCCGCTGGTGCAAGCGAAGACAAGTTCAAGGCTGCTCGCGCTACGATCAAGAAGGCTGGCTACAAGGCTAAACTCGGCAAGGGCGTTCCCGCTGGTGCGATGAAGGAAGAAGCCGAACTAGACGAGATGGCAATCACCGACGCCCGTGCGCGTGAACACGCTAGCGCAATAGATCGTGCTGCGTATACGAATCCTAATATCACTAACTCCAGTGCCTTCAACAAATTTAAAAAGGAACTAGCCTCCAAGAAACTGTACGGTCGTGGTGGCAAGATCGTGAAGGGCAAGCGCAAGCCCGTGAAGGAAGAAGCCGAACTAGACGAGATGGCAGTCACCGCCGCCCGTGCAAAAGAGCATGAGAGGAAGATCGACAAGGCTGACGAAAAGGCTTGGAGATATACGAATCCCTCTAATCGTCAGGGAATGTGGAAAGACGGTAAAGCCAAGAGTTCTGCTCATATCAAGAAGGGTAAAGGACTTGAGAAGGCTTACGATAAAGCCGTTGCACAGTCCAACAAAGAAGTAGCCTCCAAGAAACTGTACGGTCGCGGCGGCAAGGTGGTAAAGAAGGCGGGCAAGGACTAATGAAACTCATTACCGAAACCGTTCAAGACATCAATATTCTGACCGAAACCAAAGACGGTCAGAAGCACTACTTCATTGAAGGCGTGTTCATGCAGGCTGAAGCGAAGAATCGCAACGGTCGCGTGTACCCCATGCCTGTCATGGAGAAGGAACTTGGTCGTTATCAGAACGAATATGTAAAGACCAACCGCGCAATGGGCGAACTTGGACACCCTGAGGGTCCAACTGTGAACCTGGAGCGCGTGTCCCACTTGATCAAGGATCTGCGGCTTGAAGGCACTGATGTGTACGGCAAAGCCAAGATTTTGGATACCCCATACGGCAAGATTGTCCGCAACCTTATTGACGAAGGTGTCAAACTGGGCGTTTCGTCCCGTGGCATGGGCAGTCTCAAGGAGCAGGACGGGGTGAATGTTGTGCAGGAAGACTTCATGCTGGCTGCGGTGGATGTGGTGGCAGACCCCTCTGCTCCCAATGCTTTCGTCAATGGCATCATGGAAGGTCGGGAGTGGATTTGGGACGGTGGTGTTCTCAAGCCTGTGGAGGTCGAGAACTACAAGAAGATCATTGAAAAGACTTCATCGCGTAATCTAGAAGAACAAGCCATGCGGCTGTTCAAAGACTTCATTTCAAAACTCTGATTAGTCTACATATTTCCAACGAAGGAGATTCACAGTCATGGCAAGAGAAAACATCGAAGATGTCATCAAGAAGGTAATCCTGGGCGAAGGCTTCCTAGCCGAAAACGCTGAGGAGCAGGAGATCACCGAGGGAGAAGACACCTCCGATGAAGGTGAACTCTACGAGGAAGACCTAGACGAAGCCAAGGAGAAGGAAGAGTCCGAGGACGAAGAGTCTGAAGACGAAGACGACTCCGAGGAAGAAGACGAAGACACCGAAGAGGAAGACAAGGGCGAGAAGAAGATGCCTGCTTTCCTCAAGGGCAAGTTCGGCAAGAAGAAGGGCAAGACCGAAGTGGAAGAAGCCGCCGAGATTAATGCCCTGTCTATGACCGATCTCAAGGGCAAGAAGTACATTGAGAAGGAAGATGCCTATTCCAGCGACAAACTGTACAAGACTGCCAACGGCAAGACCGCCAACATCGGCAACGCCATTGACCTTGACCACACTGGCAAGGCAATCAGTGACGACAAGTACAATCGCAAGACCATCACTCCCAAGGCGAGTGCTGCCAACGGCAAGGTAGAGAAGCCCACCATGAAGAAGGAAGACATTGATGCCCTCTTCAGCGGTCAGGAACTCTCCGAAGAGTTCAAGGCTTCGGCTGCTACACTCTTTGAGGCTCACCTCAACGAGCGCGTCCACCAGATTGAGGAAGAAGTTCATGCCAAGTACGAGACGCTTCTTGAGCAGCACACCGTGGCTGTCACCGAAGAACTCGTTGAGCGCATTGACGACTACCTGAACTATGTGGTTGAGGAGTGGATGCAGGAGAACCGCCTTGCTGTTGAGCAGGGACTCCGCACCGAGATCACCGAGAACTTCATTGGCAACCTCCGTTCGCTCTTTGCTGAGTCGTACATTGAGGTTCCCGAAGAGAAGTTGGATCTGTTCGAGTCCACCGTTGAGCAGGCTGAAACACTGGACGGCGAACTCCACGAGCAGGTTGAAAAGAACATGGAACTGGCTGAAGAGATTGAGCAGTTGAAGTGCGAGATCGTCTTCCGCGAGATTTCCGAAGGACTAACTGATACAGAGGTGGAAAAACTCCGTCGTCTTGCAGAAGACCTGGATTTCGACACCGTTGAGCAGTTTGCCGAGAAGGTCAGCGTTCTCCGCGAGAACATTGAAACCATCGGCTCCACCGTAACCGAAGAAGCAACCGAAGAAGGTTCCCTTGAGGAATCCTACGAAGACGCTTCCGAGGCTTCACCGCTTGTTGAGGCATATGTGCGCTCAATGAGCAAGACACGAGAGTAATTCACAGTCGCAGACTGTTTTAAAAGTTTCAAGGAGATACTAACATGGCAGAAGATAAGTTTCTAACAGAGCAGGCTATCCGTAAGTGGAAGCCCGTTCTCGACCACAAGGACATGGCTCCGATTACGGATGCCCATAAGCGCGCCACAATGGCTACCCTTCTGGAGAACCAGGAGAAGGCTATCCGCGAGCAGATGCTCGTTGAAGCACCAGCCAACTCGGGTGGTGCAGGTATGTCGGCTGTTATCAGCGGCAACGCAAATATGCAGGGTTACGATCCAATTCTCATCCAGTTGGTTCGTCGCGCCATGCCCAACCTGATGGCTTACGATGTTTGCGGCGTTCAGGCTATGTCGGCTCCGACAGGCTTGATCTTCGCAATGCGTACCAAGTACAGCACACAGGGCGGCACTGAGGCTCTGTACAACGAAGCCGCTACTACATTCAGCGGTTCTACTTTTGCCACCAACAGCGGTGGTTCAGGTGGACCTGCTGGTGGTTCGGGTGGTAGTCTTACTGCATTCGGTGCAGGCACTAATGTTGATCCGTTCTACGGTTACCTTGGCACTTCCCTCAATCCGACTACCGATAGCGGTCTGACCACTGGCTCGGGTATTCAGACGAGCGTTGGCGAAGGTATGAGTCCTGCCGAAATGGCATTCAGCATTGAGCGCGTGGCTGTTCAGGCTTCGACTCGTATGCTTGCTGCATCGTACAGCGTTGAACTGGCTCAGGATCTCAAGGCTGTTCACGGTCTTGACGCTGAGACGGAACTCGCCAACATCCTCAGCACCGAAATCCTCACGGAAATCAACCGCGAGGTCATCCGCAACATCTACAAGACAGCGAAACTCGGCGCACAGCAGAGTGATCTGTACTACAAGACCGTTGCTGGTGGTCTGACCCTCGGTGGAGCATCTTCCACCTACGGCGGCGTGTACGATCTCATTCAGGACTCGGATGGTCGTTGGAGCGCGGAAAAGTTCCGTGGTCTAATGTTCCAGATTGAGCGTGAGTGCAATCAGATCGCCAAGGATACCCGTCGCGGCAAGGGCAACTTCATCATCTGCTCCGCAGATGTTGCTTCTGCTCTCGCAATGGGCGGCTTCCTCAACATCAGCCCCGCGCTGAACACCTCTCTCGATGTTGACGACACGGGTAACACCTTCGCAGGTACGCTCAACGGCAAAATCAAGGTGTACATTGATCCGTATGTTGATCCGACTGGTACTGCTCCCAACTTCGTCTGCGTTGGATATAAGGGAAGCAGCCCGTATGATGCGGGTCTGTTCTACTGCCCCTATGTTCCGCTACAGATGATGCGCGCTGTTGATACCAGCACCTTCCAGCCCAAGATGGCATTCAAGACCCGCTACGGCATGGTTGCGAATCCCTTCGCGGAAGGCTCCACGGTTGGCTACGGTGGTCTGAAGCCCCGTGGCAATGTCTACTACCGTATCTTCCGCGTGGACAACCTCCACGGAGTGGCTTCGTAATAGACTGCTCACAAGGCAAAAGATGGGGGAGGGCTTCGTGCCCTCCCCTTTTCTTTTCTACATACTAGTATGGCACACACTTTCGAATTTGATTTCCCCGAAGACATCAAGGATCGGTATCCTGAGAGCATCAACGCTCTGCTGCCGACCTACTTCCGCTTCACCATGAATCGGACTCCCAATATGACTTACTTTTGTCAGACGGCTTCCATCCCGTCCGTGACCTTGACTGATGTGGCGGTTCCCAATCCGTTTGTGCCCATCAAGACTCCATCCAAAATGGAGTTTGACGATCTGAGCATTACTTTCGTGGTGGACGAGAATCTAACAAATTGGCTTGAGATATACAACTGGATGCGGTCATGCACCAATGTGGAAAATTACAACGAATTCCGTTCCGTAAACACCCACCTCACAACCGCAAACTTGATTGTGTTGAACAGCGGCAAACAGCCTCGCTTGAATGTAACCTTTGATGGGCTGTACCCCAAGAACCTATCGTCCATAGATTTCTCTTCCGTACTGATTGATCCTGAACCCATTCAGTCAACGGTTATTTTTGGATACCGCAGTTACTCTATTGAACAATACTGATATTTTATTGTGATTGCTGCTTGATTGTGGGTGCAGATGGTGTAGACTCTCCAACACGGAGAACTCATTATGACCCTAGACGATATACGCAAAGAGATTGAGCGCGATGTGCGGTTGGACGATGCTGCGCTTGATCTTGAAGCCCTGAAGATTCCCCAACTACACAGCAAGTACCTGAACTTTCTCATGGACGAGAAGTTGGCTATGAGCAAACACGAGTTTGACCTGAAGTCGCTGCTCCGCGCCAAGTGGGAGTACTACACAGGCAAGATGTCCCATGAAGAACTCACGGCGCGTGGATGGGAGCCATTCCCCCTGAAGATTCTGCGTAACGATCTTGACCTGTATTTGGAATCCGATTCCGACCTTGCCAAACTACAGCAGAAGGTGGTGTATCAAAAGGAAAAGATCGCACTCCTTGAAGAGATTGTCAAGGAACTCAATAATCGCCACTGGAAAATTCGGTGTGCCATTGACTGGAGAAAGTTCGTGAATGGACAGTAACTGGACGGATGTTCTCCCCGAAGATCCCGCCAATTGGTGGGTGGATCGTATGTACTTGCAGGACGCATTTGCGGCTGCTCGTCACAGCACCGACCCTAACACACAGGTGGGCGCGGTTCTAGTTGTTCCTGCGGGTGGCGTGGTGCTTGCAGCGTGGAACAGCGTTCCCGAGCGGCTTTGCAACTACCCGTACACCCCCGACACCAAGAATTTCTGTACCGAACACGCGGAACGAGCGGTAATATTCAAGGCGTTGCAGAACGGTCTTCCAACCGAAGGGTTGACGCTATACGGCACTTGGGCTGCGTGTGCAGAGTGTTCGCGTACAATCATACAGTTCGGTATACGGCGCGTTGTAACGCTTCGTAGGCTCGTGGAAGCCACTCCAGATCGTTGGAGCAGCAGCGTTCGCCACGGGCTAGGCATGATGGCTGCTAGTGGTGTTCAGACGGTGGGATGGAGCGGAGACTTGAGTACTAAATACAGTATACGGTTCAACGGAACCACCGTAGGAAACGAGGAGTTGCGGTGAATGTTTGACCTTGATGTGAGTGAAGTAGATTCCGTAAATGTTCGTGTGGAATGCGACCGAGGCATTGCTCACGAATTGTCCGACTATTTCACTTTCAAGGTTCCAGGTTACAAGTTCATGCCTGCGTACCGTTCTCGTATGTGGAACGGTGAAATCAAACTGTACAACATTCACACGCAGACCATTTACGCAGGGCTGACGGACTACATCAAGAAGTTTGCAGACGAGCGCAAGTACACCGTATCCCTGCCTGCCCGAAACGCATTCAAGACCACTCCCACCGAAGTCAAGGGATTCATGGAAGACTTTCTGAATGTTCATGTGCGCGGACAGAAGGTGGCTCCACACGAACACCAAGTGAATGCCGTGCATCACGCCATGCAGGAAGAGCGGTGCTTGCTCCTGTCGCCCACGGGCAGCGGCAAAAGCCTCATTATCTACTCCCTGTTGCGATACTACTTGGACAAGATTCCCAAGGACAAGAAGGTGCTGATCATTGTGCCCACGGTATCGTTGGTGGAGCAGATGATTTCCGACTTCACGGATTACTCGTCTGCAAACGGGTGGAGCGTGGACAAAAACTGCCACAAGATCATGGCAGGAGCAGACAAGGGAACGGACAAGCGTGTGGTGGTGTCCACTTGGCAGTCGCTGTTCAAGCAGACTGAAAAATACTTTCAGCAGTTTGGCGCAGTGATCGGGGATGAAGCCCACCTGTTCAAGTCCAAGTCGCTCACGGCTATCCTGACCAAACTCAAGACCTGCCCGTTTCGTGTGGGCACAACAGGCACACTAGACGGTACACAGACCCATCGCCTTGTGCTTGAAGGGTTGTTTGGACGCGCCTATGAGGTCACGAAAACCAAGGATCTCATGGAGCAGAAGATCCTGAGTGATTTGAAAATTGATTGCATTGTGCTTTCGTATCCAGATATTGATCGTGAAGCCATCAAGCGCGCAAAATATCCTGATGAAATTAAATGGATCATTGGCTCCACTCGCCGCAATAAATTCATCGCCAACCTGTGCAAGTCGCTCAAGGGCAACTCGCTCATACTTTTTCAATTCGTTGAAGATCACGGAAAGGTACTAAATAGTCTAGTGAGGGCTTGCATTCCTCCCGAGCGCAAGGTATTCTTTGTCTATGGTGGTACTGAGGCATCGGAGCGAGAAGAGATACGCAAGATCGTAGAGAGCGAGTCCGATGCCGTGATCATTGCTTCGTATGGAACCTTTAGCACAGGCATCTCCATCCGAAGGCTGAACAACATCATATTTGCCTCACCATCCAAGTCCCGTATACGGGTACTACAGAGCATCGGTAGACAGTTGCGGGTTTCAAAAGACAAGACGACAGCACGACTTTACGATTTGGGCGACGATCTGTCTTTCAAATCATGGAAAAATCACACACTCCGTCACATGAATGAGCGTATGAAACTGTACGAAGCCGAAGGATTTGACTACAAGGTTGTCAAGATACAGTTAGGAGAAGACGCATGAGCAAGAAGAAAATCACAGAACTCAGAGTCTTCAAACTCCGCAGCGGCGAAGAGATTATTGCCAAGGTTGCTGGCAAGACACGAGGTAAGATCAAACTCCACCGCCCCATGCGAATCATCAATAACATTCAGACTGATCCATACACAGGACTCAAGCGTCACAGCATCTACTGCTCCGATTGGCTTGGCAGCACATCCGAAATCCACGCAAATATTCCCACCGACTTTGTGGTGGTTGAACTCGCTCCTGATCCTGATCTTGTTGCCCTGTACGCCCGTCAGACCGAAGCAGACGATATCAACCAAGGCATTCCATCGGTTCCCCCTGCTCCTCCCGTGAACATCAGCGAGGAAGACCTACAGAAGATCAATGAGGAGATGGAAGAGAAACTGGATGAGTTTCTACAGCAGTACTCCAGTGGTTCCTTGAGCGGTGCAACCCTTGACCTAAAGAATGCGTTTTCTGATTTCAACAAGGCTGATCCCAAAGCACCGCTTGGACTGCCTCCCCTTGCATTCCCATTCATGCCTCCTATGGGCGGGAATATGCCGCCCCGTATGCCCAACGCTATCATATTCTCTGTCAGCATTCCACAGGACATCATGGCTAGTTGGGTTGAGAGTGGATTTCTTGATTATCTGAAGGACTGCGTTCAGGACTTCACTAGCACAGATTTCTTGGAAGAATTACTCAACGAGGAAGAAGACGAAGTGGAAGACAAGCCAAAGAAGCCAAAGAAGCCCAAGCGCGAAAAGATTTCCAAGGATGATTGGAAAGAACCCACAGAGGATTTGAAAAACAAGCCCAACTACGGCAACAGTCACGATGATTGGTCGCCATATTTGAAGGACTATATGCCCGAACAAGAACCCCCAAAAAATACAGATGAGGGTTGACAAGCGTTGCTGAATGATTCATAATGGAACCGAAAGGAATGTGATGGTGAAGAAGAAGAGTGACCACTATATCGACAACCAACAGTTTTTCGCGGAGATGCAAGCGTGGAAGGCTTTGGTTGACGACAGCAATGCGCGGGGGGAGAAACACCCACCCGTGACGCACTACATTGGCGAGTGCTTTATGAAGATTGCGGAGAACCTATCTCGCAAGCCAAACTTTATGAACTACCCTTATCGGGACGAGATGATCTCTGACGGGATTGAGAATTGTCTGCTGTACGCATACAACTTTGATCCGTCTAAGTCGAAGAATCCGTTCTCGTACTTCACGCAGATCATCTACTATGCATTCCTTCGCCGCATCCAGAAGGAGAAGAAGCAAGCGTACATCAAACTCAAGAAGATTGAGATGAGCGATGTGGACTCACAGATGAAGAAGTGGTTCCGTGAGAACTACCTGAAGGTGGGTGACAACTTTGAAACTCTTCCCACATTCTTGACGGAGAACGACATCAACTCGTTTGAGAAGAAGACGGGTGAAGCGGAAGAAGTCCCTGCTCCAAAGACTGCTCCAAAGACAAAGAGCAAGCCAGCGGCAAAGAAACCCGTGAAGGCACAGACAGCAAAGCCTGTGAAGAAAGGCAAGAAGAAGTGAAGATTGCATTGGTGACTGATACCCATTTCGGTGCGCGTAACGATTCCCCGATTTTCATGGAACACTTCATGCGGTTCTTTGACCGCGTGTTCTTTCCTCGTATCGAAGCCGAGGGTATCGACACTATTATTCACTTGGGTGACTTTCTTGATCGCCGCAAGTTCGTGAACTTTCTTACGCTGAACGCGGTGCAGAGCGGATTCGTGAAGCGGCTTGAGCAGAGCGGTGCAAAGATGCACTGCATCTTGGGCAACCACGACATCTTCTACAAGAACAAGAGCGAGGTGAATTCGCTTCAGGAGTTGTTCTCTGACCGTTTCGTTGTTCACGACACCCCCAAGGTGCTTGACTTTGATGGGCTTCCCATTGCCATGCTGCCGTGGATCAACAAGGAAAACGAAGAAGAGTCGCTGCGGTTTATACGGGACACTCCCGCAGAGATACTGTGTGGACACCTAGAACTGCACGGCTACCAAGTGCTGCGGAACACGCCGTTTGACGGCGGTATGGATGCAGGGCTGTTCAAGAAGTTTCAAGCGGTGTACACGGGACACTTTCACACGCGGCATTCCCGCGAAAATGTCCACTACTTGGGATGCCCGTATCAGATCACGCTGAACGACTACGGCGACAAAAAAGGCTTTCATATTCTGGACACGGAAACCCGTGAGTTAGAATTTATTAAGAATCCCCACACGATCTTCACGCAGATTCGCTACGATGACACCGATGCCAGCGAGACAGTTCCGCTGTCTGTAGAGGAAGAGCGCACACGCGGTAAGTTTGTGCGTATCGTGGTGGAGAAGAAGACGAAGCCGTATCTGTTTGAAAAGTTCGTGGATTCGGTGTACGCTTCGGCTCCCCACGGAGTCACGATCATCGAAGACCTGCAAGCAGACCAAAGCGGGGACAGCGACCTCGTGGATTTGGGTGAGGACACCATCACCATCATCAACAAGGAAATCGAAGCCCTTCAGAATATTTCTGATCCCAAGCGGCTGAAGGACTTGGTGCGTGACTTGTACGCAGAGTGCCTAGCAAACGAGAGCATGAAGCCATGATTACATTCACTAAAATCCGTTGGAAGAATCTGTTGAGTACAGGCAATGTATTCACAGAAGTGCAACTAGACAAGTCGTCAACCACTCTTGTGTGTGGTGAAAACGGTGCGGGCAAGACCACGATGTTGGATGCCCTCACCTTTGTGCTGTACGGCAAGCCGTTCCGCAACATCAATCTGCCCCTGTTGGTGAACTCCATCAACGGCAAGGACTGTGTAGCGGAGATTGAGTTTTCCCTGAACAGCAGCAAGTACAAGGTGACCCGTGGATTGGCTCCCAAGTTGTTTGCCATTGAGAAGGACGGCAAGATGGTAGAGCAGACCGCGAACGCCAAGGATTACCAAGCCATTCTTGAGGGGCAGATTCTCAAGATGAACTACAAGACATTCTGTCAGGTAGTTATCCTTGGCTCCACGAACTATGTCCCGTTCATGCGGTTGCCTGCTGCGGATCGCCGCAACATCGTGGAGAATCTGTTGGACATTGATGTGTTCTCCAAAATGAATGAAGTGCTGAAGACGCGGCTTTCCGAAACCAAGGAAGCCCTGCGCGATGTGGAAGGAAAGATCAGCACAGCCAAAATGCGGATTGAACACAAGGCTGACATGATCAAGAAGATTGAGGAGAAGTCCGATTCCCAATTAGAGTCGTATAAGACTTCTGCCACAGAGGAACAGAGTTCTCTTCAAGCCCTGCTTGAGAAGAAGGCTGAACTACAGACCGAGATCACCGCTCTCACCGAGAGCGTTGCGTCCGTGGACAAGCAGCGCGACTCCCTGTCGCAGATGAACACTCTACGCAAGCAGATGCAGGGCAGCGTGAAGAAGGTTCAGGTAGAGCGGGAGTTCTACAAGCAGAACGAGGACTGCCCTGTGTGCAAGCACGAACTGCCTGATGAATTCCGTCAGGAGATGATCAGCAAAAAGGAGTCTCGTGAAACCGAACTCGCGCTTGGTCTTCGCAAGATGGAGCAGATGCTTGAGGACGCTCGTACCAAGTTGGATATTGCCAATGTCGTTGTCAAGCAGATTGACGAGAAGAAGCAGGAGTCTCACCGAACCGATTCTGCCATCACTTCATCCAAGAAGTATCTGAAGCAGTTGCAGGAACTCGCAGAGAAGGTGCAGCGAGAGAAGGCATCTCTTCAGACTGAGCGAGACGCAATGGCTGCACTACAGGGCGAAGAGGACGGTGCAGAAGGGCAGAAGAAGGATCTTGTGCAGGATCTACACACAATGGAGATTGCCACGGTGCTGCTGAAGGACAGCGGCATCAAGCGGAAAATCATTCGTAAATACATTCCTGCCCTGAACAAAATCATTAACAAGTATTTGATTTCAATGGACTTTTTTGCCCAGTTCACCCTGAACGAAGACTTCAATGAAATAATCAAGAGCCGCCACCGCGACGAATTCTCATATGAAAATTTCAGCGAGGGTGAAAAATTGAGAATCGACCTTTCTCTCTTGCTTGCGTGGCGAGACATTGCTAGAATGAAGAACTGTGCCAACACGAACCTGTTGATTCTAGACGAGGTATTTGATTCTTCTCTTGATGCCGTGGGCACTGAAGAAGTCATCAAGATACTCCAAAGCATGGGCGGAAGCAACAATATCTTTGTGATCTCTCACAAGTCTGACCAACTGCTAGATAAGTTCCAGAACATCTTGACCTATAAGAAGGTCAACAACTTCAGCAAACTATGCTAACCATGAGTCGGAAAATTTCAAAAGAACGAGCGAAAAACATTCTGTCGGGTGGGACAGAGCCGCACTACGATCCTGCTACCAAGGCAGAAGACATTGAACTCACCATAGAGAAGTCTCTGTATTGGTACAGACAGAATTATAAACTTCCGTCTGCCAAGGTGTGGGTGCGTGATTACTTGGAAGAGAGCGGACGGAGCGAAGACGCAGCACTGGTGTCCCGTGCAGGAAAGGAGCATTTCCGATTTGTGGCTCCGTACTGCCGCATGGCTGTTCTTGGGTTTCCGTTCTCTGAAAAGCAGCAAGAAGTCATTGCAAAACACCTGACCGAACTGCTTGACAGTGCCCGATCCAACGCACCTGTTGCGGAGCGTCCAAGCGTGGCTGAACGGGTTGCTGCCAAGGCAGATGCCACCCTGTGCTTGTTGGAGCCTGTTATTGATGACACCATGACCGCTGTGCTTGGCGGCAAGCGCAAGGACACCTCTCTGCTTGATTGGATCAAGACCAGTGACCTGAACCGTCCGCTGGCTCTTGCTGTGCGCGAACGGTTGGACACCGTTCTTCAGGAATTTTCTGCGGCTAGCAGCGGCAGCGATCCTGACCTGAAGGAAGGGTATTCCCACTTCACCGCCAAGGGTTTGAAATATATGACCGAAATACTTGGCGGCGCAATTCAAAATTTGGATGACCGTCTTGGTGTTCTCCGTGCGTCCCGCAAGCCCCGCAAGCGCAAGGCACAGAGTGCTGAAAAGCAAATAAAGGGTTTGAAATTTTTGGCACGAAGTGAGCCTTTTGGGGTTGACTCCGTGAAGCCACAGGCTATCATTGGATCACAAGGACTCATTGTGTTCAACACCAAGAACAGCAAAGCCACCGTATTCACCGCAGTTGAGCCGAAGAGCGGACTAGCGGTGAAGGGGTCTACTGTTGTGGGGTTTGACAGCACAAAGTCCTTTGAGAAGACGGTGCGTAAGCCTGACGAGTTCGTGAAGAACGCGGACGGTTGCCGCAAGACCTACACCGCTGCGGTGCGTTACCTCAACGGCGTGAAGACGAAGCCAAGCGAACCCACGGGGCGCATCAACAAGCACTGCATCATCCTACAGGTAAACCAATGATTCTCGTTGACAACACACAGGTACTCATGTCCTCCATCTTTGCACAGACACGGGACATTGGAGCAATTGACGAAAACCTTTGCCGTCACATGGTGCTGAACACCTACAGAATGTACCGCAAGAAGTTTTTCCGCGAGTACGGCGAACTGGTGATCTGCGAAGACGGTGGAGCGTCTTGGCGGCGTGATTTCTTTTCGCTGTACAAAGCCAAGCGACGGGCTGATCGCAAGGAAAACGCAGAGCAATGGGATAATTTTTACGATATCATCAACCGCATTCGTGCGGAAGTTGCAGAGAACTTTCCGTACAGGAATGTGCTTGTGCAGGGCTGTGAAGCCGATGACATCATTGCGTACTTGGTAAAGACCTACGCTCCAACCGAGAAGATTCTTATTCTCAGCGGAGACAAGGACTTTGGTCAACTACTGATCCACAAGAATGTGACGCAGTACGCACCCATCCAAAAGAAGTTCATCACGGTGGACAATCCACATCAGTTTCTGCTTGAGCATATCGTGAAGGGTGATTCCACTGACGGTGTACCCAACCTGCTGTCGGATGACGACTGCTTCATGGACGCAGGAAAGCGACAGAAGCCCATCACTCAAAAGCGAATGACTGAAATTCTCAAAGAATACGCGGACACGGGAAAGGTGTCTGACAAGTACGCAGTTAATTGGAACAGGAACAACACCCTGATCAATTTGCTGAATATTCCCGCCGAGTACGAATCAAAGATTGAATCGGAATGGAATAAACCTTTCACACCCTCTCGCGCCAAGATTCTGAACTATATGATAGAGAAGGGACTACGAAACCTAGTTGGAGATATCCAGGATTTCTGAAATGCAAGACCGACAAGACTACGATAGCCGCGACCCCGCCGCCAAGAAGGCACGAAAGAGCGTGGAGCAAAAGCACAAGAGCCGCCGCCGTCACGATGAGAAGGATCATCTGAAGCGATATGTGGAAGACTACAACGCAGGAAAGCGAGATTTGGATTATGACGATGACCAAGAGTAATACCGTGACTATCTCAAAGCAGACTCTTGATATCCTCAAGAACTTTGCTTCCATCAATTCAGGCATCATCGTGAACGAGGGTAATACTCTGAACACCCTGTCGTCCACGAAGAACATTCTAGCCGAAGCCAAGGTGAACGAAACTTTTCCCAAGCAGTTTGCTATTTGGGATCTGAACAAGTTTCTTGGCACGGTGAGTCTGTTCAAGGATCCCGAGTTTGCGTTTGAGGACACCTACATCACCGTTAGGAGCGGCAAGTCCAGTGTGCGATACTACTACTGCGACCCCCGTCTAGTGACATCCACAAGCAAGAAGATCAGTATGCCCAAGCCCGTGGTCAAGTTTGACTTGAGCGCAAAGGACTTTAGCGAGATCATCAAAGCCGCGTCTGTGCTTCAGGTTGGGCAGTTGTGCGTTCGTTCCTCTGATGACGGAGCCAAGATTCAGTTGGCTGCGGTTGACAAGAGCGATGTGACTTCCAACTTCTATTCCGTGGATGTGGGTGAAAACACTTCAGGAGGAACCTTTGAGTTCATTTTTGATGTGGAGAACCTGAAGATTCTGCCTGGTGATTACACCGTAGCCATTTCGGAGAAGGTGGTTTCGTCCTTCTCCAACAAGAATGAACCGCTGACTTATTGGATTGCTCTGAACGCTGATTCTACATACGAGGCTTAATTCGTGACTACATCTGAAACCGTGAAGGGTCTTTGGGTTGAGAAGTATCGTCCACAGACCGTGGAAGACTGCATTCTGCCATCGGATACGCACGACACTTTCGTGCTAATGGTCGAACGGGGAGAACCACAGAACCTCCTGTTGTCGGGAGGACCAGGCTGTGGCAAGACTTCCGTGGCGAAGGCACTCTGCAATGATTTGGGGTGTGATACCCTAGTGGTGAATTGCTCCGAAGACGGAAACATTGATACCCTTCGGACAAAGATTCGCAGTTTTGCTTCCACGGTGTCCTTGACCGATGGGGTCAAGAAGGTGGTGATCTTGGACGAGTTTGATTATTCAAACGCACAGTCCACTCAACCCGCCCTTCGCGGTTTCATTGAGGAGTTTTCAGACAACTGCCGTTTCATCCTGACTTGCAACTTCAAGAACAGGGTGATTGAGCCGCTGCACTCCCGATGCACCTGCATTGATTTCCGTATTCCCAACAAGGCGAAGCCAGCACTTGCTTCTCGTTTCCTGTCGCGGGTCACGGAAATCCTTGAAGCGGAGGGCGTGGAATACGATGAGAAGGTGGTAGCCCAAATCATTATGAAGTTCTTTCCTGACTTCCGCCGTACTCTGAACGAGTTGCAGCGGTACGCAGCAGGAGGGAAGATTGATGTGGGCATCCTGAACACCCTTGGCGATGTGGCGGTCAAGGAACTAGTCAAGCACATGAAGGCAAAGGATTTCGGGGCTGTTCGCAAGTGGGTGGTGGAGAACTTGGACAACGATCAGACCCGTATCTTCCGTGCCATCTACGATAACCTGTACGAGACTGCGGAGCCTAGTTCCATTCCTCAAGCCATTCTTGTGCTTGGCGACTACCAGTACAAAGCCGCGTTTGCAGCCGACCATGAGATCAATCTCACGGCGTGTCTTGTGCAGTTGATGATGGAGGTCAAGTTCAAGTGAGCCACCAACTGTCTGATTATTTGAATGCCATCAATGTGAGCAAGGAACCGCTCTTGGACGAGAGCGAGACTTACTCCAAGCAGTCGTATCCTCCGTTCGTGGTGACCCGCTGCTTGTCGTATTTCCCTGATACGCTGTTCGCCGCAAACGAGATGAACACCCGTCCGCACTTGGATTCAAAAATGCACTTTGATTTCCTGCGGGGTGCGGTGCGTCCTCGCAAGCGGTTCTCCAAGTGGCTCAAGCGCGAGGAGGATGCCCGTATAACCGCTCTCACCGAGTACTACGGCATCTCTACGCGGAAGGCACGGGAAGCCCTGTCCGTATTGTCTGAAGGCGACATGGAGGATATCCTAGCCGCTGTGGACAGAGGCGGAAAGCGCAAATAATCTAAATAGTTCCGTGTCAGTTCAAAGTATTCGGAGTGAACAAGAACATGGAACAAGACGAACGCTATATTGACCTTGAAACAGGTGATCTGCTAGAGGTTAGCCTACAAAAGCCTGATGACTTTTTGAAAGTCCGTGAAACCCTGACCCGCATTGGCGTGTCTTCCCGAACCGAAAAGAAACTCTGGCAATCGTGTCATATCCTTCACAAGAAGGGCAAGTACTACATTGTCCACTTCAAGGAAATGTTTGCACTAGATGATCTGCCTACCTCAATCAATTCTGAAGACATTGGGCGGCGCAACACCATTGCGTGTCTGCTTGAGGAGTGGGGGCTGATCAAGATCGTGGACAAAACCAAGATCACCGAGAAGGTTCCGCTCAACAAAATAAAGATTCTTTCGTTCAAGGAAAAGGGTGAGTGGGAACTCTGCCCTAAATACCACATAGGACGGTCAAAGAAAACGATGAAGACCGAAGAGTGAAACAGGAGATACATTATGAACCGACTTGTGATCAAGTTCCCAACGCGGAACCGACCTGAAAAATTCAAGAGCGTATTCACCCGTTACCTCACCTTTTTGAGTGGGCGTAACGATGTTCGTTTCATCATCACGATGGACGAAGACGATCCCACCATGAACAACCCTGAGATGCAGCAGTGGCTGTCTACTCGCGCACAGAACGCACAGATTGAGTGCTTCTACGGACACTCCAAGAGCAAGATCCAAGCCTGTAATGCCAATCTAGAGGGCGTGGACGGCGATGTGCTGCTGCTTGCGTCTGATGACATGGTTCCCGTGCAGATGGGTTACGATGACATCATCTTCTCTGCATTCCAAAACACCTTCCCTGACTTTGACGGAGCCATCAAGTTCTGGGATGGACTGCGCCCCAAGGAAGATCCGCTGATGACCCTTACGGTCATGGGCTTCCCTCTGTACAAGCAGTTCGGGTACATCTACAATCCTGAATACAAGTCCCTGTACTGCGACAACGAGCAGACACAGGTTTGCGCTGCGCTGAACAAACTGCGCCGTTGCGATCTGTGCATTATTCAGCACCAGTGGACGAATGAACCGTTTGACACCCTCCACGCCCGTAACGAGAACGCGGAGATGTACGGTGTGGACGGTGAAACCTTTAAGCGTAGAGCCGCAAACAAGTTTGACATGGAGGCAATGTTCAATGCCAGTACCAGCAAGTGAAATCAAGTTCAGCATCCTCATGCTGTCCATTCCCGAACGCATCCCGTCCATGACCTCTGCTGTAAAGCACCTTCAGGAGCAGGCTGATGCGCTTGGACAGGGCAAGGCTGTTGAGATTCTTGTGCTGTTGGACAACCGCTCCAAGAGCATTTCCGAGAAGCGCAATGACCTCCTGCAAATGGCACGGGGCAAGTATATTGCGTTCTTGGACGATGACGATGCCGTCAGCAAGGACTACATGAGCAAGATCCTGACCGCTATTGACGAAAATGATGTGGACTGCATCTCGTTCAATCAGTGGTGCAGCATCAACGGCGAACCAATGGATGTGGAGTTCGGCATCGGAAATCCCCACGGGCAGTTGTGGCGGGACGAAGACGGCTTCCTTGGCGACATCAAGCGCCCTCCGTACCATATGTGCCTGTGGCGCAGTGATATTGCCAAGAGTGAGGCATTCAATCCTGTGTACGGAGCCAACGGTCAGTCATCGGAAGACATTGACTGGCTCATGCGCCTGTATCCCAAGATTCAGACAGAGCATCACATTGATGACTCGCTGCACGGGTACATCTACAGTTCGGAGACAACCACTTCATTGGTTCCACAGGACGAGCAGTGAAGGTAATCTCATACAGCCTGTGGGGCGACAAGCCCACCTATACCATTGGCGCAATCAAGAATGCCGATCTCGCGGCTACGCTGTTTCCTGATTGGACTTGCGTGTTCTACTGCTTTGATTCTGTTCCTACGGACATTATTAAAGAATTGGAATCCCGTCCAAATGTGCTTGTGCGCCGTGTAAACGGAGAGTACAATTCTTCGGACAGCCGTGGAATGTTCCACCGATTCCTTCCTGCTGATGAAGAAGGCGTAGAGTACATGATGAGCCGCGACACAGATTCCCGTCTATCAGAGCGTGAACGGCTTGCTGTTGAGGCATGGCTTGCAAGTGGAGCCGATCTCCATGTGATGCGTGACCACCCATACCACGGTGCGCCCATGCTTGGCGGTATGTGGGGAGTCAAGGGCGGAAAACTCAAGGGTATTGCCCGTGACATGGAAGAGTTTCAGCCAAGCAGCGACAAGGGGCAAGACCAAGCCTTCTTGTGGGAATGGGTGTGGGGTAAGGTTAAGGACGGAGAACTGACGGTTTGTGTTCACGATCCATTCTTTGAGAAGACTCCATTCCCTGCGGGTGCTACTCGCGGGGACAGCAACGGTGGGGTGTGGTTCATCGGGCAGTGCTTTGACGAAAACGACAAGTACAATAGCCAAAGTGATGTTGATCTTTTAGAAGAGGATTTAGTATGACTAACAAATATCGTTCGGAGTTTCCGTATACAGACCCAATCTTCCTAAAGCATATAAATAAGCCAATACGAAATATAGTAGAACTTGGCTCTAACAAGTATCAGTACACTTATAATCTACTTGAAGTGTATAATCCCGATGCAATCTATGCTTTTGAAGCAAGTCAAAAATGTAAAGACTACTGCATCAACAATACCACTGATAGCAGGATTCATTTTATTTCAAAGGCTGTGTGTACTTATGATGGCGTTATACCATTTTATGGCTTTGGATTCGATGAAGACACCACTTGCTCATCGGTTTACGAGCGGTCTTATTTGGCAGAACTTCAAGAACCAGAAATACAGGTAGAGTGTACACGCCTTGACACTTTTTTTAAATACTTACCCGATGTCAAGATAGACTTGTTGTGCATGGATATTCAAGGTTCTGAGTTGAGTGCCATGCAGAGTTTGGGAAGTATGTTGCAAGATATTCCGTATGTAATTCTTGAGTTGCCTAATCCTGGTATGAATCCTCATAAAAATTGTCCTGTATATGAAGACTATATTCAATTCTTTGATGCCAATGGATATCGGATAGTTGATTCGATATATGAAAATGATTGGGAGACTAATGTGATGGTAGTTCGGGAATGACAAATACAACGGTCAAATTTATGTGATTATCAAAGGATAAAATGAAACCAACCAAAGTATCTATTTCATGCAATTCGAATCCATATTATCTTGAATTTTGGGAACCAGTTTCTCGTATATGGAAACATAAATTTGGTATAGAACCATATTTGTTCTTTGTTGGTGACGAGAAAGATATTCCAGACAATGCTCACGGAACAGTTGTTCATGTTCCCATTGTTTCTGGAATTCCAGAACATACTCAGGCTCAATGGGCTAGATTTCATTTTGTTCAGACTGATCTTGATGCGGTATGGATTACTAGCGATATTGATATGTTTCCTCTTTCTCCATATTATTTTAAGGAAATGGCAAAATCTGTTTCTAATGACTGCCTAGTTTCTCTTAATTCCGACATGAGAGATTATTTTCCTGTTTGCTACAATATGGCTACGGGAAAGGTATTTGCTGAGATATTGGATCTAAATCCAAATTTTGATGAAGATGTTCGTCATGTTTTCTCTTCAACTATGAGCGATACTCATGTGGTAAACGGACAAGTCATGCAGAATTGGAGTGCTGATGAACGATATACATCTCGTAAGATTTGCGAATTTCGTTCCATAAATCCTGAAAGAGTTGTTCAATTTTTTAGACCTGGTGGATTCCATAGTGGTCGTAGAATCGACAGGATATCTTGGCAATATAATAACGAATTAGTAAAACAGGATTGGTATATTGACTGTCATAGTCTTCGTCCGTATAGTGCCTATAAGACACAGATAGAAAATCTATTGAGCATCGTTTTGCCATCAAAACCATTTCCGTAATACTCACTGCAAGGAATTCTATATTATGAGTTATGAAACAAAGCCGTGGAAACTGATGGATGATCGTGCTGTTACTCAAGATGACCGCAAAAAGTTGTGCGCGTTCATTATGAGCAATGAAAAACTGTCATATGGAGACAAGTGTAAGGAACTTGAGCGTGTATGGTCGGAATGGCTTGGTGTCAAGTACAGTGTTTTTGTCAACTCAGGGTCTTCTGCAAACCTCATTCTGGTTCAGGCTATGCATGATTTGTATGGTGCGTATGGCAGATGCGATTGGATTGCACAGTCTTGCACATGGGCAACCAATATTGCTCCCATTCTTCAGTTGAAAAATAGTAGCCAAGGAATCTACATGACCGATGTGGATATGAAGACTCTTGGTCCCGATCTTGACAATGTGGAGCATTACATCAAGAAGCATAATGTGCGATATTTGTTCTTGACTCATGTTCTTGGTATTCCATCTATAAGTCAGAGATTGCTTGATCTGTGTGAAAAGCATGACATCATCCTATTGGAAGATTGCTGCGAGTCTCATGGAAGTACATGGAACGGCAAAAAGGTTGGTACATTCGGAAAAGCATCTACATTTTCGTTCTTCTATGGACATCACATCACATCCATTGAGGGTGGTATGGTATGCACAGACGATGAAGACCTGTATCATCATCTTTTACTACTACGCTCTCATGGAATGCTACGAGAGTTGCCAGATCAGGAGAGAAGCAAGAGAAAGGTGCATGGTGTTGATGAACGGTTCACATTCTTGTGCAGCGGATATAATGTAAGAAACACTGATGTGAATGCAGTTTTGGGAATCTCTCAGATGAACCGTCTTGACAAGTCTGTGACTGTTCGTCAAAGAAACTTCAAAGCATATATTCATGGTCTAGATTCTTCAAAGTACCACACGGATATGATCTCTGATGGGACAAGTCTTTTTGCCTTTCCCGTGATTCGATTGGACGGAAATATCCATAAAGTTTCACAGGCACTTAAAGAAAATGGGATCGACAATCGACCACTCATTGCAGGAAACCTGTTTCGTCATCCTATGATGAACGGTGTGAATACATATGTTGTTGAAGGAAAGGCAGATTTCATTCACGACAATAGTTTGTATGTGGGAAACAATGAGTTTGTGGAAATTGATGATGTGCAAAGACTAGTGGGAATTTTGAATGCACTATGATGACAGAAAAAAGATAGTGGAGAAAATCGTGAGTCTCGCCCATTCTAGCAAGGAAGGGCATATTCCGAGTTCTCTCTCGGTGGTTGATATAATTTATGGAGTGTACCAAGAGTACATCACCAAGAATACCAATCACAAGTTTGTTCTTTCCAAGGGTCACGCTTCTCTTGGATTGTATGTGGTGCTAGATCACTTTGGACTACTGAACACGGATCTAAACTCTTTTTGCAAGTTTGATTCCCTGCTTGGTGGGCATCCCACATTGAATATTCCATCTGTTGAGGCATCTACTGGTTCGCTTGGGCATGGTATGCCTATTGCTGTTGGTATGGCTATGGCAAAGAAGATACGCGGAATAGACGGAACTGTGTTTGTGTTGATTGGTGACGGAGAAGCAAACGAAGGAACTGTGTGGGAATCTGCTCTTCTGGCAAGCCATCACAGACTAGACAATATTGTCTGTATGTTGGATCACAACCATTCAACTGATAGGGCTGTGGGAATTGGTGACATCACTTCTAAATTTTCAGCATTTGGTTGGCAGACGCATGAAATAGACGGGCACAACATTGATGCCATCACATCAATTCCAATGACTACAGGCAAGCCAACTTTTGTGCTGTGTAATACCGTTAAAGGAAAGGGAATTGCCATGATGGAAAATAATCCTGAATGGCATCATAAGTCTCCTACCACAGAACAAGTACAATCAATAATTGCAGAATTGGAAGCCCTTTGAAATGAGAAAGCAATTTGTAAAAACTTTGCAGGATATTCTCTATTCTGATAGTCGAACGGTGTTGTTGCTCGGTGACATCGGTGTTTTTGGATTTAGAGAAGAGATCAAAAATATTCCTGACAGAGCATACAATATCGGTATTTTGGAACAGAGTACCATAGGAGTTGCAGCAGGTATGGCAAAGGAAGGATTGATTCCATTTGTACACACCATTGCTCCATTCATTGTTGAACGGGCGTTTGAGCAACTAAAGGTAGACTTTGGATATCAAGAACTGAATGGAAACTTTATCAGTGTTGGTGGCTCCTATGATTACGCAGCACTAGGATGCACTCACCATTGCCCTGCTGATGTTTCTCTTATGACATCCATTCCAAATATGGAAATATTGGTTCCAGGCACTGCTTCTGAATTAGACTCTCTCATAAAGCAAACCTACAATAGCGGAAATCCCACCTACACCCGTATAAGCGAAACACAGCACGGCGAACAGATTGATGTTAAGTTTGGATGCGGAAATGTCATCAAGCGTGGAAACTCTGGCACGGTTTTGTGTTTCGGACCCATGTTAAAGCAGGTCGTGGAAGCCACACGAGATATGGATGTGACCGTTCTCTACTACAGTACAGTTTTGCCTTTTGATGGCAAGATTCTGCTTGACAACTTCCACGAAACCATTATCATATGTGAGCCGTTCTATGAAGGAACCGTCAATCACTTGGTTGATCTTGCTTTGACTGGAAAAAGATACCGTAAGTTCAACATAGGGGTTCCCCGCAGATTTCTAACCAATTACGGAACAAAAACGGAACACGATTTTGCTATTCGTGTTGATGCTGATTCTGTTAGAGAAAGGATTCATTCGTGCATTCAGTCTTGAGTAATGACGCTGATATTGTTTTGAGCCGCACCGATCTTTCCAAGATGCGTGATAAGCGAGTTCTTGTCACGGGAGCATCGGGGCTTGTTGGTATCAACCTTGTGTCTTGCATCAAGAAGATGAAGGACGAATACAACATAGAATTGTGGTGTTGGTTTCGTGAACAGATAGATCCGTGTTTCGCGGATGTGTTCATAGATTGCAACATCATTCGGGGAGACATCACCGATACACGGATGTTCTCCGATCTGCCGCAGTTTGATTTTATAATTCACTCCTCTGGATACGCACAGCCATCCAAGTTTTTAGAAGACAAAATCAAAACCATTCAACTCAATACAACATCTACTATTTTGCTGCTAGAAAAGTTGAATAAGGATGGCACTTTTTTGTTTGTCAGCACCAGTGAAATTTACAGTGGCTTGGATCACCACAACATACAAGAGAATCAGGTTGGAACCACCAACACAGACCATCCAAGGTCTTGTTACATTGAAGGCAAACGGGCAGGAGAGGCTATTTGCCATGCGTATGTTCAGAAGGGATACAACATAAAGATTGCCCGTTTGAGTTCTGCATACGGTGCTGGTGCAAAGAAGAATGACAAGCGAGTCTTGAATACTCTGATAGACAGAGGGCTGACCGAGCAGTCCATCAAACTAATGGATGACGGTTCTGCAATACGCACTTTCTGCTATATCAGCGATGTCACCGAAATGCTGTTCAACATTATGCTAAACAGTAAGGGCGTGACCTACAATGTTGGGGGAGTCTGCGAACTTTCCATATACGAGTTGGCTTGCAAGATTGGAATTATTCTTGGGAAAGAAGTCACGATTCCGCAGAGCAGTAACTCCCTAGCAGGCAATCCAAAAATTGTTAATGTCAGCATTTCAAAATATGTTGATGAGTTTGGCAAGTCTCTTGATGCCTTTGTTGGCATTGAAGACGGGTTAGGGCGGACGATTAATTGGCAAAAGCAGTTTTCGTAAATCACCTAAAGAAAGAATCATTATGCCACTAGTTCAAATGCGCGGCGGGGACATGACCACAGGATTGCAAGAGTTGTGCTATGCAGTCAAGCATCATCTTGGAAACAAGGAAGATCCAAATATTGTAGAAATTGGTAGTTACTGTGGAGATTCGACGCAGATCATCAACGGATGCTTTGCAAATGCAACCATCAATTCTGTCGATCCTTATGTTTCGTATCGGGAGGACAATTCCACATACGATCTAGACAAGCAGGCAGAGGAACTAAAGGAAGCAGAGGGAGTGTTTGATTCTATCTGCAAGAGATTTCCCAACATCAAAAAGAACAAGGCACACAGTCTTGATTTTGTTGCCTCTGTTTCTGATCAGTCTTTGGATTTTGTGTATATTGATGGTGATCATTCATACGAGGCTGTGAAAAAGGATATCATTGCATGGATTCCTAAAGTCAAGATTAATGGTGTGATTTGTGGTCACGACATCACATGGGCTACTGTTCAGAAGGCGTTGGTGGAAGTGTTTGGGGGTAGCCAACCGAATGGTGTTTTCCGAGACAGCAGTTGGGCGTACATAAAGACACCAGAACTGCACACATACTTTTGTGGAGAATAAAATGCTACTATCAATACTGATCGGTGGAAAAAACGACAACTACGCTGCTGATGAAAACGGAAAAGGTGGAGTCTGCAAGCGTCTTGAACTCTCGTTGAACAAGATGGTTGACAACCTTCGCAGACTAGGAAAAGATGATATTGAAGTCATCGTGTGTGATTGGGGTAGTGAAGAAAAAATTTCCGATGTTCTTGTGAAGGAACGGCATCCAAACATGAAGTTTGTGTATGTGCCCACAGAGATCACAAAGAAGTATAACGGCAAGGCATCGTATTCAATCGTTCATCCCTACAATACATCGTTTCGCCACAGCAAAGGCGAGTACATCATTTTTTGGGATTCGGATTGCTTCATGCCTTACGAAGAAATTGAAAACCTATACAATTTCGTGAAGGGTCTTTCCGAAAAGAAGGAAAAGAAGTTCTATCAGGGATCTCGGTTTCACATTCCCCGTATCGGGTATGTGGATGCTGCATCGTATCACGATGTGGACGAGTTTCTGAAGACCTGTGTAATAGATACCAAAACAACACTCAAGCCAACCAATGATGCAGCAAATTTTGTGAATGAGCATATGCTTCGCCACAACAAGGTGAATGTTGATGCGTTTCAAGGTGGTGCTATGGCAGCACTCATGCATAGAGATATTGCTGAAGACAGCACTTGCTGGTGGGAGAATTTGAGTTACTGGGGATGGCAGGATGTCGAATTCCACCTTCGTCTGAATCGCAAGTATGTTTGCGGAGGGGATCTGGAAGACTTTGGAATCAAGTTCTTCCACCTGTATCATTACGAGCCATTTGAAGGCAAAGAACAGCCCATTATGAATGAATATCTGATGCCTCCTAAGTTCCGAGCAAACAACTCGGATTGGGGTCTTGCAAACGAAACACTGGAGGTGATCTCGTGAGTACTCTGATACTTGGCGGACATGGTATGCTTGGCTCGGTGATTGATTTTGGATTGAAACCAACGCGGCATGAGTTGGATGTCACGGACTATGATCAGTTGAGTCGTTATATTTCCGAAAATGGAGTGAATGAAATCATTCATGCGGCTGGTGCAGTCGGAGGCGTAAAGGCAAACACGGATTTCATGTACGATTTTTTCATGGACAATATTCGTATGAACACGAATGTGGTTCGGGCTTGCAAGGAACACAACATTAAAAAGGCGACATTTTTCTTGTCTACCTGTGTGTTTCCCCATCAGGCTCCTCTTCCTTTGGTTGAAGGCAGAATTAATGATGGAGAGCCTCACTCCACTAACTTTGGATATGCTTATGCCAAGAGAATGCTAGAAGTAGGATCTCGTTGTCTTCTAAAACAACATGGGATAACGACATCATGCATTATCCCATGTAATATGTACGGAAAGAATGACAACTATCATCTAGAAAACGGTCATGTGATACCTAGCCTGATCCATCGTTGCTATCTCTCAAAAAAGAATGGAACCGATTTTGTAGTTTGGGGATCGGGGAAAGCAGAGCGTGAGTTCATGTATGCAGATGATGTGGCTTTGGTTCTGAAAAAAATTCATACTGAACACATGACAGATATCCCTTCTCTTATGATCGTGTCTCCAGGATATGTTCATACGATTGCTGAAGTTGTTGAACTGATTGTTAAACACATTGGATTTACTGGCACAGTATTTTTTGATTCAACAAAAGCAGAAGGAATACTAAGAAAGAATACAGACAACTCTTTGTTTAGAAAACACTTTTCAGACTTTAAGTTTACTGATCTTGATACAGGGTTAGCAAACACTATTGAATATTTTGTGAAAAACTATGAAAGATTAAGGAAATAAACATGGATATTTTAATTATCTCTTCTCATTTCAACGAAGACCTGTCTTGGTTGATTAATCAACCCAAGTACGACTATCTGGTGTACTCAAAAAAACCAGAAGAGGCACTTGCTCAAAGAGTACATTATCGAAAGTTGGAGTATGTTCCCAATCGCGGTCAGGATCACTCGTCATACTACAAGTTTATACTAGACAACTACGAGAACCTGCCAGAGTTTGTGGCGTTTTGCCACGGTCACAACCATTCGTGGCACATGGACAAAACCATCATTGAAGCCATAGACTCTTATGATGGTAGCGATTATTTCAACCTGAACAACTCGTACTTCAGAAACATATTCCACGATGACAACTGCGGAGATTCTGGACATATTAAGCAGTGGGAAAACATCAAATTTATATGCAATAAAATTGGACTAGATATACCCAAATATCTTGAACATAGTATGTGTTGTCAGTTCATCACCAAGCGAGAGTGTATTCTTCGGCATCCTTATTCTTTTTACAGCAATTGCTACACATACATGATGGAACAAGCAGACATGGATAATGTGAGAGCGGCTTTGGTGTTTGAGCAGTTATGGTATTTTATACTGACAGGAAAATCAGTTGAACCAGCGTTGGTGGTTCCAAATATAATTGATGAGCGCGGTTGGAGGCGGGACGATCTGAAAGAAAAGTTTGGTGTGGCATGATTAGTGTATACGGTGGTCGTGGTTTTGTTGGTAGTCGTTTTTGTGAAATGTTTCCCGACACAGCGATTATTCCACGGGAACAAAATTCTCCTGCCTCTTCGGAAGTCCTGTACTTCATAAGCACTACTCACAACTACAACATATTCACCGACCCTCACGAGGACATCGACACGAATCTGACCAAGTTGATCTGCGTTCTTGAGGAGTGCCGAAAGAAAGATCCTGATACGGTTTTCAATTTTGTCAGTTCGTGGTTTGTGTACGGTATGAACTGCACACTCGACACGAAAGAAACGACCGTTTGTGATCCTAGAGGATTCTATTCCATCACCAAACGGGCTGCGGAACAAATGTTGATTTGTTACTGCAACACCTTCGGGATGAAGTATCGCATACTCCGACTGACAAACATAATCGGAGAAACTGATCCCAAGGTTTCCTCTCAAAGAAATGCACTTCAGTACATGATAGGTCTTTTAAAGAAGAACGAACCAGTCAAACTGTATGACAACGGGTCAAACATACGAGACTTCATGTATGTGGATGACGCTTGCAGGGCTATATCTACCTGTTTGAAAAACTCTCCAACAGAAGAGATCATCAATATCAGCAACACGCAGCCTGTCAGTATCGGTGAAGTGATTAGATATTGCAAGGACAAGATCGGTTCGACATCAGAATTGATATCTGTTCATGCTCCTCATTTTCATAAAGTTGTTCAAGTAACTGATGTGTGTTTAAATACAGACAAACTTCGTTCCTATGGATATGTGCCTTCCATACATACAATGCAAGCGGTTGATCGTTTGCTGTGAATTATTTGTGAAGGATCTGAATGTACATAGAAACACCTAGACGCAGTTGGACCAAATCTATAATTTGGAGACTGATTGCAACCGTCAATAGTTTTGCTATACTGACTGCTGCCATAACGGGGAGCGCGTTATGGAATGCTGTTTGCATGAACATCACTGGTTTGTTTGTATATTACTTCTACGAGCGCATTTGGAATCGAATTTCTTGGGGTAAAATTCTGGTGAACCCTGATAAAAATGGAGAACATCATGTCTAAAATTATGGTTGTTGGTGGTGCTGGATACATTGGTACACTTCTTTCTTCTGAATTACATGATCGTGGATATGATGTGACCATCGTAGACTTGCTGTGGTTTGGAAACCATCTTCCCGAACACCTGAAGAGCAAGGTTCGCGTTGCAGATGTTTTCGATCTTAATCAGAAAGACCTAGAAGGATTCGATTCTGTTGTGTTTATTGCGGGTCTGTCAAACGATCCGATGGCAGACTACTCTCCTGCAAAGAACTTCATTTCTAATTCCGCGAGTCCTGCCTACCTAGCATACATCGCAAAGAAGGCTGGCGTGAAGAGAATGGTTTACGCTAGCAGTTGTTCTGTTTACGGTTATGCAGTTGACGAGTTTTACGATGAGACTGGTCCAACCACTGCGGTATATCCGTATGGGATCTCTAAACTACAGGGAGAAAGATCCGTCATTCAGTTGTCATCGGATGATTTTTCGGTTATTGCTTTGCGTAAGGGAACGGTGTCGGGGGTCAGTCCCCGAATGCGGTTTGATCTTGTAGTTAATGCCATGTTCAAATCAGCGTTGACCACAAATCAAATCAACATGAGCAATCCTTCCATCTGGCGACCGATTCTTTCAATTAAGGATTGTGTTGCAGCATACATTCGGGCAATAGAAGCGGATCAGGGAATATCAGGTGTGTTTAATGTGGCATCTGAAAATTGCACAGTTGGTGTTATTGCCGATGTTGTGAAAGCGACCATGCAGGAACATCTTGATATGAAGCCAACGATAGTAAACAACAATGTCAAAGATGTCCGTAACTACAAGGTGAACTGTGACAAAGCAGCAACTGTTCTTGGATTTGTTCCGCAAAACAATCTTCGTAGCATAGTGATTGATCTCATCAATAACCGTGACACATTCCGAGACATGAACGATCCTGCATACTACAACATCAAAACCTTTATGAACATGGAGACTGTGAAATGATTGATTTGACGATTGCTAAACTCACGGAAGACCTTCATGCAGCCATCCGCGCTCGTCTTGCCAGCAACAAAAAGGAATGGATACCTGGTCAGAGTTGGGTTCAATACGCTGGAAACTATTTTACTGATGAAGAGTACATTGCTTCCATAGATTGTCTATTGAATGGCTGGCTTGCTTTGGGAGAGAACGGAATCCGTTTTGAAAACAAGTTTTGCTCTCGTCTTGGTAAGGATCACGGTTGTCTGACCAACAGCGGATCTAGTGCGAATCTATTGATGGTTACTGCTTTGAGTTCAAAGCGACTTTGGAATCTACCAAAGGGATCTAAAATAATCACACCCGTTGCAGGATTTCCCACTACTATCAATCCAATCATACAGAATGGTTACGAACCAGTTTTCATTGACATTGAACTGAATACTTTGAATCTTGATATTGAACAACTGGAGGCTGCTGCAAAAGCAGGAGCAAGTGCATTGGTGTTTGCTCATGTGCTTGGAAATCCCCCGAACATGGATGCGGTCATGGACATCGTGAAGCGGTACAATCTCATCCTGTTGGAAGACTGTTGTGATGCTCTTGGCAGCACCTATAAGGGTCAACTTCTTGGTTCTTTTGGAGAAATGGCAACCTGTTCCTTCTATCCTGCACACCACATCACGATGGGTGAAGGTGGATTTGTTGCTACGCGAACAAAGGATCAGGAAATGATTGTCAAGAGTCTTCGTGAATGGGGTCGCGGATGCTATTGCTCTGGAAAGGCTGCTTCTTGTCTAAAGAATGGTATGTGTAAGAAGAGATTCAGCAACTGGTTGCCTTCTCTACCTGATGAGATTTTTGACCACAAGTTTGTATACGAGGAAATTGGATACAATCTGAAGCCATTGGATCTACAGGCATCTATGGGATTGGTTCAATTGGAAAAGTTGGATTGGATCATTGAGAGAAGAAAGCACAATTACTCTCGTCTTTTTCAGATATTCTCAAAGTACGAAGACAAGTTCATTCTTCCCAAGGCAACGGATGGGGCTGATCCTGCGTGGTTTGCTTTTCCGATGACAGTTCGTGACAATGCAGGATTCAAGAGAAGCGATATTACTGGCTTCCTTGAAGAGAACAAGATTCAGACACGAAATTACTTTGCAGGAAATATTCTTTTGCAGCCAGCATATTCTGGTTTTAGCAGTGTTGATGCCGTTAAGTCCTTCCCTAATGCCACCAAAGCAACAACACATACCTTCTTCCTTGGAGCGAGTCCCATCATCACCGATCAGCAGTTGGACTACATAGAGGGAGTTGTGGATTCATTCATGGAGAAACACTGATGAACTTGCTAGTAACTGGTGGTGCTGGATTTATTGGTTCAACTCTCGTGGATCGCTTGATTGCAGATGGTCATGCTGTTACCGTGATTGACAATGAATCATCAGATTCAAACGAGAAGTTCTATTGGAATCCACTGGCTAAAAACTACAATTATGATGTGCGTGACTACACGATGGTTCGTAAACTGTATGAGGGTCAGGATGCGGTGTTTCATCTTGCAGCAGAAGCGCGTATACAACCAACTATCGAAGACCCGCTGAAGGCTTTCGAGAACAACATGATTGGTACGGCAACCGTTCTAGAGTGCGCCCGTGTCTGCCGCGTGAAGCGTGTGGTGTACTCGTCCACATCAGCAGCATACGGTATAGCGAATACACCTCCCCTGTCTGAAACCATGCCCACGGATTGCCTGAATCCGTATTCGGTGAGCAAGGTAGCGGGTGAAGAAATGTGCAAGATGTATGCGCGGCTTTACGGTATGGAAACCGTGACCTTCCGATATTTTAATGTGTATGGAGAGCGTCAGCCCCTGCGTGGTCAGTACGCGCCAGTGATTGGCATTTTCCTGCGTCAACGAGCCGCAGGGGAACCCATGACGATTGTGGGTGACGGCACTCAACGCCGCGACTTCACCTATGTGGGTGATGTGGTGGCAGCAAATATCCGAGCGGCAACCATGACTCAATCCGCAGACCATCAGTGGGGTCAGATATACAATATTGGTACTGGCAGGAACTACTCTATAAATGAAATCGCTGCTCTCATGGGTGGGGAAACTGTTACTCTTCCACCCCGTCCCGCTGAATCGCGTTTGAGTCTAGCAGATGCAACAAAAGCAAATACTGATCTTGGATGGACTGCCCAAGTTCGTCTTGAAGACTGGATTGCCGAGCATAAATAACCGTACAAGGAGATCGTGAATGTCTACAGTATGCCTCTCAATGATCGTCAAAAACGAAACGCACATCATCCATGAATGCCTCAATTCAATGTGGCAACACATCGACTACTGGGTGATTGTGGACACAGGCTCCACCGATGGAACCCAAGACCTGATCCGCAACTTCTTTGCGGAGAAGGGCATTCCTGGCGAACTCATTGAGCGTCCGTGGATCAACTTTGGTTACAACCGTAGCGAAGCCCTTGCGCTGTGTGATGGCAAGGCGGACTACGCTTGGATGATTGACGCAGACGACAAGATTGTTGGAAACTTCAAGTACCCCAACGGCAAGAATCTCGTGAACGATGCATATGCGCTCAAGTGCGGTCGTGACGGCTGTGTGTGGTGGCGCAACCAAATCTTCAAGACGGGAATCGGTTGGAAGTACCTTGGTGTGCTGCACGAGTACGCGCACTGCGACAAGCAGCCGCTGATGCAGTTCCGTATTGAAGGAGACTACGCGCTTGAGGCTCGTACACTTGGTGCGCGAAATGTAAACATTACACAGGTAGAGAAATACTCCAAGGACGCGGAGACTCTGCTTGAAGCCCTGAAGACCGAACCCGAGAACTCTCGCTATCAGTTCTATCTGGCGCAGTCGTACTTTGACTCGCAGCAGTGGGACAAAGCGATTGAAGCGTATTACAAGCGCGTAGAGATGGGTGGATGGGAAGAAGAGTGCTACTACTCCCTGTTCCGCATCGCGCTCTGCGAAATCTCAAAGGATTCTGCCTGGCCAGTGGTTCAGCAGAAGTTCCTTGATGCATATGATTACCGTCCGTGCCGCGCAGAACCCCTACACGCCATTGCACGATTCCTCCGCATGAACGGTCGCCCCCGTGCAGCGTACCTGTTTGCCAAGGAAGCCGCGCAGTTGCCGTATCCGCAGCAGGACATCTTGTTTATTGACACCAATGTGTACAAGTGGATGGCACTGGACGAACTTGCGGCTACGGCGTTCTATGTGCATGACTTCAAGATAGGCTACGCTGCGTGTGAAACGCTACTGAAGCAGAACCGCCTGCCTGCCAGTGAGGTGGAGCGCAATCAAAAGAACCACGCTGCCTACACAGAAAAGATGGCAGAGGTGGAAAGAATTCAGGGCATGATGGCGGCACAGCAGGCTGCTGCCGCACCTGTTCCCGTGCTAAATACTCCAAAGCAGCACACTTTCAAGAAGCGGAGAAAGTAATGGCAAGAAACTCACCAAGCGGCAAGGGACGGGGCGGTTTTGCAAGCAGTGTGACCCGCCGCAATCGCAAGTCGGCAGCACTACGGAAAAGCCAGAACCGCGCCCGTAACGCTGCCAACAAGGCAAAGGCACTCTAATGGCATCGGCGTACTACGACATCAACGCACAGCAGTACTCCACCTTTAACTTCCATGTGGAGTACTATGACGAGAACGGCAACCGCGTAGACCTGACTGGCTACACTGCGCGGTTCCATGTGCGCCCGTACACCAACAGTTCCTCCAAGTACATGGAGATCACCACTTCGGGAGTCACCAGTGGTGGGGTCACGGGTGAGTACACGGGGAC